GGCGAAGTGTCCGAAAGGGCCAGTCAGTCCGTAGTGCAGCGGCTCGCCCGCGCGTGGCAGATCGTCCGGGGACGCGACGAAGGCCGCGCGATTATCGGGACGACCTATCCCAACTTTCCCGGCGTGGCCGGTGGCGGGTCCCTTTCCTTAGTGCGGACCGCCAATCCGCAGGAGTTCAAGCCGGAAGGCGCGACGGTCCGCGCCGAAGGGTTCTCCCGGCATCCGGTCGTTCACGCCTGCATTCGGGTCGTGGCGGACATTGTGGCGTCGGTGCCGTTGGTCGTGCTGCGCGAGCGCGGCAACTCGGAATCAAAGGTCGGTGAGGACCACCCGCTCCAGCGGTTGCTCGACTATCCCGGCCCGCGCTTCACGGCGCGGCAGTTCCGCGCAAAGTTCGCGGTCGATTTCCTCGGGTACGGCAACTCGTTCACGCAGATTGAACGGCAGGGTGGGCAGGGTCGGCCCGTCGGCCTGCGGGCGATCAACGCCGAGAGCATCCAATCCGTTTGGGTGGACGCGGAAGGCGACCCGCGGCGGTACGATTACGGCAACTGGTCGGGGATCATCGTGCAGGTGCCGGTCGAGGACATTCTGCATTTCCGTGACCTCGATATGTCGCGGCCGTTTCAGCCGGAGTGCTTTGGCTTTCCGCGCGGGGCGACGGCGATCGCCAGCATTGCGGCGGACAACGAGGCGACGAAGTACGTCCGGCAGGTCGTGACGAACGACGGCACGCCGACTTTCGCCGTGCTGCTGGCGGACGAGGCCACGCAGGACGACGCGCAGGCGATGCAGTCGCGGTATGTGGCGCGGACGGTGGACCGTGGCAAGCGGGGGACGCCCGCGTTCTTTGGCGCGGTGCGCGACATCAAACCGCTCGGGTTCACGCTGTCCGACCTAGAGTTCCCTGACCTCCGGCGGGTGTCGCGTGAGGACATTTGCGCGGCGTTTGGGGTGGATCCGCGCATGATCGGGATCGCGTCGGCCACGTCGGACGCGGGGTTGTCCGGTGCCCAATACGCGGAGGCGCGGGCGCGACTGGTCCAGCATACCATCGAGCCGATGTTTTCGGCATTCGAGGACGAGCTGAACCACTGGCTCGCGCCCGAGTTCGGCGACGTCTGGATCACCTACGACCACGATATGCTCCGCGATCTCGTCGAGAATGACGCGGAGACGTCGGAGCGGGTACGGGCGGAGTTCAAGGATTCGCTGCGGACGTGGGAAGAGGCGCGGCGGGCGCTCAAGCTGCCGCCGGTCCCGATCCCGACTGATACGTTGGCGATGACGACGGGCACGCAGTTGGTCCCGGCGGCGGTCGCGGTGATCGACCCAACGGCGGTCATGGACGAACCGCCCGCGACGGACAACGAGACGCCCGCCGTGGGTCCGGGTCCGCAGGAAACGGAAGCGGACGCGGAGACGATCGACGTCGAGGAGAATGAGGACGGGCTGGCGGACGAGCAGGGCCGCGCGGCGTCCGACGTGACCAACTTCCCGGCACGGGGCGACAATAAGACGGTCAGTCTCCGGAACTCGGGGTTCAAGGTGTTCCCGGTCGCGGAGGCGGAGGCGCTGAAGGCAAACTACCCGTCTGTCTGGCGCAAAGGCGGCAACATTCGCGGCAATAAGCAGTTCACGCTGCTCCGACCGGTCGCCAAGCGCGGCGGGAAGGTGGACGGGCTGTCGGAGGAGAACGCGGTCCGTCGGCGCGAGGCGTGGGCGGCGCGGCACCGGAAGGATTTCCAGTTGGCGGGCGTGGTCGCGCAGGTCAAGTGGCTGGTGGTCGGGGACCGCGGCCTTGACCATATGCGGGCGGTGCTGGCGGACGCGAAGGCCAAAGCGGACAACCGCAAGCGGTCGCTCGGGTCGCATGTGCGGACGTTCGCGGAGGACGCGCTGTCCGGCGATCAGATCGAGGCGCTGATGGAACTGCTGGAGGCGGTCGTCGAGGGGGAACTCCCGATTGCGACGGTCGAGGGCATCATCCTTGCGGCGTTCCCGAAGCTCGACGCGGACGCGGTGTCAGCGATGCTCGACGGGCTAGAAGGGTTCGCGCCGGAGGACGAGGACGAGCCGGAGGAGCCTGAAGCGCCAGAGATGCCGAAGGACGAGGAGCCGGAGAACGGCGAAGCGCCCGAGCCGATGGGCGAGATGGCTGCGATGGACGAGCAGCGGCCGTGGTGGGTGCATGTGCCGCCAGAGGACCGGCCGTGGTGGGTGGAGATGGCCGAGGCGGGGACGCTGCAAGACGAGCCGCGGTTCCAGTACTGGCAGCGGGCAATGGACGAGCTCGACCGGGAAGAGGGCGAATACTACACCACGGCGCGGGGGCAGTTTGCGGCGGACGCGCAGAGCATTGCGTTGCTGTTCGCGCAGTATGCCAAAGAAGCGGCGACGGCGACGGACGCGCGGAAGGCGCAACTGCTGCAAACCATTGACCGGTTGATTCGGACCAACTACCAGAAAAACGGCGAGTATTACCGCGCGTGGAAAGCGGCGTTTGAGGCGTTGATAGGCCAGACGTATATGGTCGGGGCTCGACAGGTGGCGGGTCTGAACCTATCGTTTACGCTCCAGTCGCCGGAAGTCTTGATGGCGATTGACGAACGGACGGCGCAACTGGCCGAGTGGATCGGCGAGGACACCGCCAAGCAGGTCACGGCGGCGATTCGCGCGGCGGAGAAAGCCGGATTCTCGGTCGAGGAGACGGCACGGCTCGTCCAGTCGTCGGTGTACGGTGAAAACCTCACGGATGTGCGAGCGACCCGCATCGCGCGGACGGAAGCGGCGCACGCGATGTCGCGCGGCAGTTGGGATCAGGCGATCGAGCTCGGCATCTATCAGTCGAAGGAATGGCTCTCGTTTGAGGATTCCAAGACGCGAACCACGCATCGCCAGTACGGCGGCTCGCCGGTTGTGCCAATGGACTACCGGTACGGCAAGATGCTGTATCCCCTCGACCCGTCCGGGGGTCCGGCGGAGACGATCAACTGCCGCTGTACATTGGTGTTCTATACTGAACCAGCATCCGAGGCCACTCCATGAGCACCGCCACGATCCGGCCTCCCCTTCGGCCGGTCCAATATATCACGTCCGAGGTCTCGCTTTCGATCCGCGCGGAAGGCGACCTGCCGCCGGGGATCGCGGGGCGGGTGTCGGGCGTGGCGCTAACGTACGAGGTGGTCGATAGCTACCAGACCATCTTTGCTCGCGGCTGCGCGAAGCGGTCCATCGACAACAAGGTCAAGGCGCGGAAGGTCCCGCTGCTGATGGACCATAGCCGGACGGTCGGGGCGCATGTCGGCGTGGTCGCGTCGATGGTCGATTCGGGCGACCAGTTGATTATGACGGCCGACCTGTTCGACACGCCGGAGGGTCGGGCGGCGCTGGAGTATGTCAAGACGGTGATCGCGGCGGGGGCCTCGACGGGGTTCTCGATCGGGTTTGTGCCGCGCCGGTCTGATATGGTCATGATGGACGCGAAGCCGGTCGAGAAGTTCCTCGAAATCGAGCTGCGCGAGGTCTCGCTTACCCCGATGCCTGCGGTGCCCGGTGCTGATGTGACGGGCGCACGGGCGGAGGAGGCCGAGCCACAGGAATCCGCTCCCGTCCGGCCGGACGTGGAGCTGTTGGAGACGGCGGCGATCGTCGCGCTGGAGGCGATGGACGCCTCCACTCGCGCGGCCGTGCTCTCCCGCTACCAACAGCCTGCCTCGACGGCGACCACGACCGCGGCGCGATGCTGCGCTCCCGTGATCCGTGAGCCGGTAGACGCGGTAGCTACGATGGACGCCCGCGTACAGGCGGTGCGGTCCACGTTCGCAGTCCCAGCAACGACTACCCATTCTTTGAGGAATCCATGAAAACCCCACTGGTAAGCAAGAACCGGCAGGCGAACGAGCTGCGAGAGCAGGCGCACAAGCTCCGCCATGACCTGATGGACCCGGCCAACAGCTACACGGCCGAGCAGGTCGAGAAGCTGACGAACGACATCCGGGCGCTGGAGATGCGGGCGCAGGCGGCGGCGGAGTTCACGCCGGACGCGGAAGTCGATCGGCAGGGCGGCGATGCGGGCTTCACCCGCATGGATGTGGGAGCGAAGAAGGACGTCGAGTCCTTCCGCACGATGCAGGACGTGTCGCAGGAGGTGCGGACCACGCTGGTCAAGGCGTTCCCGTCGATGGGGGCCTATATCCGCGCGGCGACCCGCGGTCCGGCCACGCCGGTTGAGGCGGACGCGCTCCGCATGGTGGACCAGTACACCCGCACGATCACCGGCTCCACGAACGGCGGCGAGTTCCTGCTCCCGCTGACGCAGGTGCCTGAAATCTTCTCGGTGAGCAACCAGCAGCCGGGCCTCTTCCAGTATGCCCGGAGATACAATGTCCCGGGGCGGAGTCTCAGAATTCCATATTTGGTCCAAGATGAGGGCACCTCGACGCTCAACCGTCCGATGGCCGGTAAGATTGCCAACGTGACGATTGTTGGCGAAGGCTCGACCAAGCCGGAGCGCGAGCCGACGTTCGGTCAGCGGCTGTTGACCATGT